ATGGGTCTCCGGCAATGCAAGGGTCTCCGGCGATGCAGAGGTCTCCGGCAATGCATGGGTCTACGGCAATGCAGAGGTCTACGGCAATGCAAGGGTCTACGGCAATGCATGGGTCTCCGGCAATGCAAGGGTCTACGGCAATGCAGAGGTCTACGGCAATGCAAGGGTCTACGGCAATGCATGGGTCTCCGGCAATGCAAGGGTCTACGGCAATGCATGGGTCTCCGGCAATGCAAGGGTCTCCGGCGATGCAGAGGTCTCCGGCAATGCAGACTATACAACCATTCATGGTTTCGGCACTCAGTTCCGTACAACTACATTCTTTCAGTGCGAAGATAAGCAGATCAGAGTATCTTGCGGTTGTTTCTTAGGAACAATTCCAGAGTTCCGCGAACAGGTAAAAAATACCAGAGAGGGCAAAATTGCGGAAGAGTACCTTATGATTGCCGACCTGATGGAAAAGCATTTTGTAAAAGAAAAAGAAAGTGGTGAATAATTATGACCCCAGAAGAAGTAAACCTTTACGTCAAAGAAAATGCAGAAGTTCATCAGTTCGCTGCAGAGGTTGCAAGAATCATATCAGGCATTCCACAGATGCCGGAATTTTCAAACGAACGCCTGACAGTATCAGACGTGAGCAAAATGACAGGCATTCCTACACCATCTGTCAGAGCAGGAATTATATACGGATGGTTGCCTATCGGTACGGCGTATCGTGGGAATAAAGTGATTCACGACAGAAAAGGTTCTGGCAGAATAGAATTTGTTATCTCTCCAAGAAAGCTCTGGGAAGAAACAGGATACATCTGGAGAGGAAAAGAAGCATTAAAGTGATAGTGCCCCGGCGGTGAAGCCCCACCAACCGGAGCGTTGCACTTACTAATCTACGCTTAGTAGGTACAGGTTAATTATAACTTCGTATCTGCTAATTGTAAATACCAAAAAAGGAGAAATTAGCACGATATGAGCAGAAATAGCACAAATAAATGTGAAAATGTTCCGACATGGGACGAACTTGAGTTCATTCTTGCGACAGAAATTGTCGAAGAAAGTAGAAAAAAAGCAAGAAAATGGTTCATGGCATGGATTGTGACCGCAGCCGCGCTGGTAGCAAGCAATCTGTCGTGGATTATGGGAGAAATGAAATGAAAGAGTATATGCTAATTGCTGTTTGTATGCTTGCCGGGAAATATGTCGATGTGCCTATCTGGCTGAACATCTTTTTTGGCATCTCGGCAGCATGGGCGGTGCGCCAGATGAAAGCAGACTGGCAGTAGGAAATAAGGAGGATAAAGAAATGTTCGAGAAAGAAATTGACGAAATTTATGGACTCTGTAAAAGAGTTGTGAATGAAGTTCCGACAGCAAATGCCTCGTTCAATTATTCAATTTATGGCATGAGCGTATGTGGACTTAGAAGAAAGGAAGATGTTAGTCTTCCCGAAGACAAATTTAAATGGGATTTGTATCAGAATGTATCTTTTAATCCGTTTTACGAAAAAGAAAGTCGTGAAAGTCTCAAAATAATCAAAGCTTTCTTGCTGGAACTTCTGATAGATGGGAAGTGTCCAAATGAGTAAGCAGATAGCGATTATGAAACTTCTTCCCAGTCTGGAGATAGCAGGATGCATTAACGAATTGCTCAGAGAGCTTCAGTCCAGAGGGGATCACATTTTGGATTATGAGAACTGTGACATGTCTCTGGATCATATCGAATGTCATGAGACGGATACATTGTATTGTTTCTTTAAAAGAGAGGAGAAAAGATAATGAAATTGTACGAAATTGATAACGCAATTATGGATTGTGTAGACATGGAAACAGGAGAAATCATTGACGTTGAGAGGCTTTCTGCTCTTCAGATGGAAAGAGATCAGAAGATTGAGGGTATCGGTTGTTGGATTAAAAATCTTCTGTCAGATGCAAAAGCCTTAAAAGAAGAAAAAGATAACCTTGCAGCACGTCAAAAAGTTGCTGAGAACAAAGCAGCTTCATTAAAAGAATTTCTTTCAAAATATCTGGACGGTGAGGAATTTAAGACTGCAAAGGTATCAATTTCTTACAGAAAAAGTGATTCTGTAGATATTTCAGCGAATGCAACTGTTCCTGAGGAGTTCCTTAAATATGCAGAGCCTACACCTGACAAAATCGGATTGAAAGCTGCATTGAAAGCCGGAAAAGAATTTCCGGGAATTTCACTAAAAACTTCTCAGAATATTCAGATTAAGTAGGAGAGCGCTATGAGTGATTTTGAAATCCATATTTCGGCAAGGAAGAAGCAGGCAATAGCCGAAAAAGACGCAGCAGTAAAAGTAACAGGCGAGGCGTATAATGCGCTGACAGAAATTTACAATGAAAGTACATTATCAATGCGCCAGATCGCGAGCATTCTGATTATAGAAGGAAGCAAACATATTGTTTATGACAAGGTGGGGTGTTAGCTATGGCAAATTTAATCGGCATTATGGGTGAACCCGGAAGTGGTAAAAGTACATCCCTTCGCAATCTCAATCCAGAAGAAACTTATTACTGTGATTGCGATGGGAAAGGACTGAATTGGAAAGGGTGGAGAGATCAGTATTCCGCTGATAAGAACAATTATGTAAAAACCAGTTTTCCACAGACTATAGTCAAATATCTTTTAAACATTGCAGAAAAAGCACCACATATCCATTATTTCGTTGTTGATACCGTAAATAACTTAATGGTATCAGACGAAATGAGAAGATGCAAAGAGAAAGGCTATGACAAGTGGATGGACCTCGCCTCGAGCATCTGGGACTTAGTGGATATTCCGTCAAAGCTCAGAGACGATTTGACAGTGATTCTGCTATTCCACACGCAAACAGAAATGACTGACGCAGGCTATGAGTTTACCAGAATCAAAACCAATGGAAGAAAGACTGAGAAAAACAACATCGACAGTAAGTTCAACTGGTTGCTCAGATCAATGAAGCAGGAGAACACCTATTGTTTTTCAACCACTTCTCATAATGACACTGCAAGAACACCACTTGGAGCATTTGAAGAGGAATATATTCCAAATGATATTACGAAGGTCATTGAAGTTATGAAGGAATTTTAATGAGAGAGCAAAACTGGTATGTATTTTTAATAGGTCGATACGCCTATCAGATAAGATGCGAATCGTATTATATTCATCAATTATACCGCGATAAAGCAATTCGTGAGTACAGGAAATGTTCAAGCAAAGAAGAAGCTATTTCTATGTGCTATGACTATAACAAATATTTAAAAGGAGATAAAAAACATGGCAATTAAAAAATTTGGAGATTACGAAAAAACACAGGCTTACGGAGATTACGAAGTGCTTCCAAAAGGCGGCTATGTGGTGAAAATTCTTGGATCTGAGCTTTGCAGCAACAGCGTAGGCCAGTATGTAAAAATCAGTTGCGATATTGCAGAGGGTGAATATGCAGGCTTCTACGCAAAAGAATATAAGACTCAGCAGGGTGAGGATAAGAAATGGCACTGCAATTATCTTCTGAATATCCCGAATAATGACGGATCAGAAAAAGATAACTGGACAAAGAGACGGTTTAAAACATTTACAGAAGCCCTTGAAGAATCCAATCCAGGATACCACTTTGACTGGGACGAGCAGAAATTCAAAGGCAAAATTGCTGGCGGTCTTTTCAATGAAAGAGAGTATGAGAAAAACGATGGAAGCATTGGAAGAGCTACCAATCTGGCGTCCTTCTGCAAAGTTGATAAAATCCGTTCTGGTGATTACAGACTTCCAAAAGACAGACTTTTAAGCAGTAACAATTCTTCACGCACTAGTTCGGATGGCTTTATGAGTATTCCCGACGGTACAGATGAGGAGATGCCATTCAACTAATGGATATTTTTGATCAAAAAGAAGTCTTAAAGTCTTTCCAGGTTCTTGTTGATTCCAGAGAACAAGCGACTGAGCGAGCGGAGAAACGGTACAAATCCTTTTCCGCTCCATATAGTCGAGCAACATTGGATTATGGTGACTACACCTATAATGCAGTATTGCCGAGTGGTGAGTTGCTGTTTGATACCAATAGCACAATTAAGCCATTCTGCGTGGTGGAACGGAAAATGAATTTAGATGAATTGGCTGCATGTTTTACCAGGGGGCGTGAGAGATTCAAAAGAGAGTTTGAACGGGCATTAGATCAGCAGTGTAGGATTTACCTCATCTGTGAAAATTCGAGCTGGGAAAACCTTTTGAACGGTAAATATCGAAGCAAATTCAACTCCAATGCGTTTTTAGCTTCCAGTGTTGCATGGATGGTCCGATACAACATGAATGTGGTTTTTTGCAAAGAGGAAACATCTGGAAGATTGATAAAAGAAATTTTATACAGAGATTTAAAAGAAAGACTTGAAAGGGGTGAGTTTGATGGTTGTAAATTCGATTCAACTCACAGGTGATAGCAATGAGTGAATATCCAAGTATGTATGATGCGGCTATCGAATATGCCAAAAAAGGATTTGCTGTCTTCCCGTTAAAGTACCGCGATAAAGTTCCACTTACTAGGAATGGATGTAAGGATGCAACTACAGACGCAGCTCAGATAAAAGCTTGGTGGCAGAAATATCCAAATGCAAACATAGGTCTTGCGACTGGTTCAGTTAGCCAGAATGTATTTGTAATTGATTTAGACATTGACGAAGATCGCGGAATAGATGGGTACCATTCACTTGAAGATTGGCAGCGTGAACACGGTGATTTCCCAGAAACATGGACGGCTATCACAGGGCGTGGCGGATACCATTTGTACTATCGTGGAAATGGCAAAATAAAGAACCGAGCCGGAATTATTGATGGTGTAGATATTCGTGGAAATGGCGGGTATGTAGTAGCTCCTCCATCAATACATAAGAATGGCAATCGGTATGAATGGGAATATTCACCGGATGAATTTGAAATTGCAAAGGCCGATAACAATGTAGAATACTTCTTGAACCATGACGATCAGAAACAAGGCGCAGCTTTTACCATGCCAAATATCGTGGCAGCAGGACAAAGAAATCAGATGCTTTTTCGTTTTGCGTGTATGATGCAGGCGAAAGGAGCGTCAGATCAATCAGTGTTCGCTGCTACCATGGCTGAGAATGAAAGTTCCTGCTCGCCTCCATTAACTGAACAGGAAGTCAAAGTCATTGTATCAAGCGCAACTAAATATGATAAAGGAAAGCCCATTCACATTGACTCAGAGGGGGTTGCAACGCAAGGGTGGAGAGAGCCGGAGTTTGATTTTACAGAAAAAGGAACAATGATTCAGAGCATTAAGAATATGTGTGAAGCCATTGAATACGACCCTGATTTGTATGGACATATTAAATATAACGAGTTATCATACGCGCCCTTTGTTTGTGGAAGTCTCCCGTGGGAGCATGTAAACATGTATAGGGAATGGAGTAACAGCGATGACAGTAATTTGAAGTCGTACATTGAATCAAAATACGGGCTAAAGAGTCTGGAGAAGATCATGGAAGCACTTAATATCGTGGCAAACAGAAACAGATTCAATCCTGTTGTTGATATGCTTACCGACATTCATAAGAATAAGTGGAATAAAAAGACGGGATATATCAGCAAATTACTTCCAGAATATCTGGGAGTGGAAGACACAGAGTATTCCAGGGAGTGTATGAAACTGTTTATGTTGGGTGCAATCAGCAGGGCATTCCATCCGGGATGCAAGTTTGACTACATGCCAGTATTATACGGCTCACAGGGAATTGGAAAATCTACATTTCTGAGACTCTTATCACTCAATAATGCATGGTATAACGACAATTTCAATACAGTCGAGGGCGACAAAGCCCCGGAAAAGCTGCGCGGTATGTGGATGGTGGAACTGGCAGAACTGCTGGCTACTAAAAAAGCAAAAGAAGTTGAGAGCATCAAAGCATTTTTAACGTCCACAGTGGACACGTACAGGCCTCCATATGGGCGCAGAACAGAGCAGAGACCAAGAGTGTGTGTATTTGCCGGAACAACCAACAATGACCGTTTCCTGACTGATAGAACAGGCAATAGACGATTCCTTCCGATAGTCACGAGAAAAGAACATGTCCTGAAATCCATGTTTGATGATCCACAAGCCGTAGCGTCAGACTTTACAAACGCTTGGGGAGAAGCCATGGAGCTTTTTGAAAGGGCCGATAGAACACCTAAGTTAATTCTTCCAAAGAATTTACAGCGATATATAGAGGACAAACAGGAGGAATTTATGGAGGAGGACGTGAGAGTTGGAATTATTCAAGAATGGCTAGACCATACAGCGGAACCTCGCGTTTGCGTCGCAATGCTATATGAACAGGCGCTGGGTAACGAGGGCCGCAAGCCCACAAGGTTCGAGTCCAACGAAATTCACTCCATCATGCAGAACTGCATTGACGGATGGGAAAGGGAAAATGGTGGGAAACGGGTGAGATGTGGAAAGTATGGTCCGCAGATATGCTACCAAAAAGTCAGAAAATTAAGTGAATTTGAAAAAATGTGTGAGTGTGAGATACCATTTGACTAGAACTGGTTACACTTAGTTACATTTAGTTACACCCCAAGATACACCTCAAACCCTTATAAATACTGTATTTTTTACTTAGTGTAACTAATGTAACTAATATTTTACTATAAAGTATATTTTAATAATTATATAAAAAGGTAATTATAGGAAAAATTAAATACTTATGTTACACGTTACACATTCAAGGGGGAAGAAATGGCAAGCGTAAGAAAAGATGATATTCCAATGATGGCAATGTTTATGCCTAAATTATGGGAATTAATAAAAGAGGTTTACCTGGTTGAGCTCACAGATGAATATTCAAAAGCAGCTTATGACCGCTGTATGGAATTGATAGAAATATATTCAGATCCATTAGCAAAAGAATTTGTTTTAGCATTTTGCAAATTTATTGATTCCAAACAAAAGGAGTTGAGAAAGAATGTACAACACTAAGAATAAATACGAGCAGGGACAGGCACTTAGAAAAGAAATCTACATGTATGTAATAAGCTACTTTAAACTTTTTGGATATGCACCATCGGTCAGCGAGATCTGCGAGAAAGTAGACGCAAGCAGAGCTACCATCTGGAGACATTTAAACCAGCTTATTGATGATGGGTTGCTTAAAACAGCACACCCGAGTACTGATAGAGCCTATGCTCCGACAGGATACGGGTTCGGAAAGGTGAAGAAATGAACAAAATGCGTGAATATGAACGCGGCAGGGAAGATGGTCTTGACCTTGCTAGACGAATCACCAGAGAGGGCGGTCTTGAAGCCCTCGAAAAGGAATGCAGATTCAGGGGAGTAACAGGAATACATACTTCCCTGGCAAGAAAGGACCTGGACAAAGCATCTGAGAAGATCAAACAGATTGTATCTGAATGCTGCGTGATCATGGCAATAGCTGTCCTGCATGATGAATTTGGATTCGGTCAGAAAAGATGCCAGAAGTTCATGGCAGGCATGGACAAAGCTTCGGACTATATCGACCAGGGCTTGGCTGAATGGATTGATTATGTGCAGGCTATCAAGGAAGAACTGGGAATTGAATTAAGCTTTTCAGGAGAAATGAAAAGTCATGCAGAATAACGGACAGGTAGCATTTGGCTAAATGAAAGTGAGGATGAGAAATGAAAATTATGTTAAAAGAAATCAGCAGAGACGATTTAAAGGTAGGAGATACCGTTGGAATTGCCAGGGAAGTAAGATGTGGGTGGGGAACCAGCTTCCGACACAGACGTATTTATCCGGCGACGATTGTAAAAATCACCACAAAGAGAACCAAAATCGAGACAGACCAGTTCGGAGAACATGATAAATACGAAATATTCTACGAATATGACAATAACGCCAAGAAAGAAACAGAGTTGGCAGAGAAGTTCGTGAAGATAAAAAATGCAATATATAAACTTGACCAGTTCAGGAACGTACCTGGACTGAGACATCTTAGAGATGAAGACATTCTCGAAATGGCGGATTACGCAGAAAAAATAATGGAAATTTTAGACAGTTACAGAAATGAATAACGAATCCTCGGTAAACCGAGGTTGTATCAAAATTAGAATGGTGAATTGATACATAAATAAATACAGAAATCATGGAGGACTGCACAATAGCGTGCCAGTTGCTTACATGGGGAAAGTGAGGATGGAAATGGGAAAATTAAAACCTTGTCCGTTTTGCGGAAAAGAGATAGATACAGAGAAAAATGTATACATTCCAGACAGAGACTGGGCACCGTCTTTTTACGATCCTGACAGCGGGGGAAATCCAATAGCCATTCACTGTGAATGCGGATTAACATTTTGCACAGACACATGGGATTGGAAGGAAGCTGTTGAAATATGGAATAAAAGAGTAAACAAGGAGGACGCAAAATGAAATTCAAAAGTAATGCAAAATACAACAAAGAACTTAAAACCGGAAGTATTTTCTCTTTAAAAAGCAATTCTCTGGGAATCGTTATTCACAAATATGTTGGTTGTGGAGATTCGCTGTTTCTTAGTAGCAGCACACTGAACATTGACAACTACGATCTTGAAACAGAAGATTTTGACGAAGCTGTCAGTAAAGCGAAAGAAATTATCATGAGTAAAGTTAAGAAAATCAGAGAGGATGCTTACAAATTCTATTCAGACAACAATATTGAATTTGACAGATAAGAGGAGGACAAAAAATGAGCTACTGTGACGGAACTTGTAAGTATCTGAATGCAAGAAAACACAAATGCGAATTGACAGGAGAAAAACTCGCATACATGAAATACAGTAATGCTGTAATTAAGTGTTCAGTGCATGAACACAGGGGATTCTGTGAGAAAGACAAGGAGGACGCAAAATGTTAATCAGAAGTCAGAATAGAGAAGTATTGATTGATCTCAATTCTATGGCAGGCACTGAAATTGCGGAAGGACCTATAAAAACAATTATAACATCATACATAACCGGATGTAGTTATCTGCTAGGAGAATATTCGGATAAAGCAAAAGCCATGAAAGTACTGGATATGATTCAGGAAGCTTATAGTGAATATCAAATCATGTTGAATTTCAGTGTAAGTTATCTTCACGAATTTAAAGAAAAAACAGATGGATTTGCTATCTTTCAGATGCCAGAAGATTCGGAGGTGGAAGAATGAAATACAGAAAGAAGCCGGTCGTAATTGATGCAGTACAGTGGACTGGTACAAATCATCGAGAAATGTTCGATTTTCTGACGGACTATCAGTGTACAGACCAGTACATGTCGGCAGAAGGTAAGAATTTCTATATTGACCATTGGAAGGTTCTGGGTGGATTGGTTATTAAGACACTAGAGGGCGAACATCTGGCGAATATTGGTGATTATATCATCCGCGGTGTACACGGTGAATTTTATCCGTGTAAGCCAGATATATTCAAGGAAACCTATGAGGAGGTGGAAGCATGATTACATTCTTATTAGGATTCACCATTGGAACCATATTTGGAATGGTTGGTCTTGCATGTGTGGCGATCATGTACGATAAGCACCACCCAGACGATTAGAAAGGAGAACGGTATGCTGACAAGGAATAAAAAGCTGAAAGACTACGGTATTCCGGCAGAGGACATTGAAAAATTAAATACGATACTAAAAGACTTTCCAGCAAAGTACGGATACCTGCTTTCCAGTGCTGCCTTGTCAGCTTGCCCGAAGAACACGGTGATAGCGGATATGGTTATCGAGAATATCCTACACCGGAAAAGTTACAGGAAAATCAGCAAAGAAAGATATATCCCGATGAATCCGAAAGACTTCTACGGATACAGACGCAAGACCGTCGCTGTACTGTATGAGAGAATGCGGTTGTTGGGAGTGTGGGGAGGAATAAGAGGGCAAAATGGAAAAAAGTTTGTTTAGCAGCAATTCCGATCAATGGGCTACACCTAAATATATTTTCGATGAATTAAACAAAGAGTTTGATTTCACACTAGACCCATGTGCGGACGCAAAAAACCATAAATGCGAGAAATTTTTTACTAAAAATGAAAATGGTCTTATACAGGATTGGGGAGGAATGCGAGTATTTTGCAACCCACCCTACGGAAGAGAAATATATCAATGGGTTGAAAAAAGCTATCAGGAAGGACATAAAGAGAATACGCTCGTTGTTTTACTAGTTCCGGCAAGGACAGACACGAAGTGGTTTCAAGATTTTGTATATCACAGATCTGAGGTTAGATTTTTAAGAGGAAGGTTAAAATTCGGAGACAGTAAGAATAGCGCACCGTTTCCGTCAATGATAGTAATTTTTAGAGGACCTAAAATGTAAGCACAGGGAGGAATCAGATGAGTAGACTGATAGATGCAGATAAGTTGAAACATGTAATACATTGTGCATATTCTGATGATTTAGAGATTCTTGAAAAGATTGACGAACAGCCGACAGTTTTTGATGTAGATAAGGTTGTGGAGCGGTTAGAAGAAGAAAAGAAGAGAGCATTTAAACTATGTTTGGGAACTAATGACAGCACGCAAAGGCTGAAATACATTGAAAAAGAACAGACGATAGCTTTAGCAATCGAAATTGTAAAAGGTGGTGGAGTTGAATGAGAGAAATTCTTTTCAAGGCAAAGCGGATTGATAATGGTGAATGGATTGAGGGAAGTCTCATAGATTTAGATATTGACAGCGGATATTGTTATATTGTTCCGCCGTATAAAAAAGCAAGTATATTGCCAATCAACTTTTTGATAACAGGCAGAATGGAATTGGTTGCTTCAGAAACCATCTGCCAGTTCACGGGACTTTACGACAAGAACGGTAAAAGAATCTGGGAGAATGATATTATCAAATATCATTTCGGAGAAATCTGTGCTCCAATCAAATATGGATGCTATCAAAATTGTTTTGATTCTCAGAAAACAGAACATGTCGGATTCTATGTAGATTGGTCGGATGACAAATGCCTTAGAAAAGATTTAGGGTTTTGGATTAACATGGTAGGCACTATGCAAGTTGGAAACATTTTCGACAATCCAGAGTTATTACAGGAGGAATCAAATGAGAAAATCAGTATTAGTGATTGACACACCAGAGAATTGCGGAAAATGTAAATTTATAAGCGGATTTTGGTGCAGAGCGATGGGTGACAGAAGAGTTCCAAACAATGATGCAATCTCCGGATGGTGTCCATTGAAGCCATTGCCGGAGGAGAAAAAAGAGGAATATTGGAGAAGTAAACTTAGTCTTGCATGGATTCGAGGTTGGAACACTTGTATTAGCAAAATTAAAGGAGGAAACACAGATGATTGATTTAAGAAATACATATATCTTGGTTAAGACAGAAGAAGAAAATGAAATGCTTCTCAAAGAAGCTGAGAAGCAGGAATTTCATTGGTATTCGAAAGGCAATTGTAAACCATTACCAGGACAACATTTTCCAGATATTTTAAAATTTTGTAATAACAAAGATGTGGTGCACAGCGTACGTATCGGAGTAGAGTATGATGCTTTCTACGAAGCTTCAGAACTCCTCGGGACAAAAGAAATGACGGCAAGAGAGTTTGCTAATCGTATTGCAGATATAAGCAATTGCAACGGAGATTGTTCAGAATGCGTATTGTACTTCACGAACACTAAGTGTAACTGTAGTTTGTGTAATGTCTGCAACTGGAAAGATGACATTGATGAACTTCTTGAAATTGCGAAAGCAGGAAAAGCGACAGTTCTTACGCCTAAAGAGAAAGCAATTGAAGATATTGAAAAATTTATCGAGGATCCAGATCGTACAGCGTTGAATGATGAATTTGTAGAGTCATTGAAGCTGGCAGTCGAGAAACTGAAAGAGGTGAAGTAAATGGATAGATGGACTGAAAGATTTACTAGTGATGGCGAAAAAGCTATTGCAATACATGACGGAAGTGATTTTCCGAATGTTTGTTTCGAGGGAGAAAGAGAATATGATGTAATGGATGCGCTTGCCGAATACGAAGACTTAGAAGAACAGGGCTTGCTTGTGAGATTACCGTGTAAGGTTGGAGACACGGTTTGGGTGGTAACATCGCCAATTAATGTGTTTGGTTATGATGAATATGATGGAGATGCGGAATATGAAGTATATGAATCTTTTTTATCAAGCGTATCTTATTATGCGTCTGGAGAACAATTCAGAATTTACGCAAAAGTAACGAATAGTTTTATTGTGGCATACTTTAGAGAATGTGATTTTGGTGAATCATTATTTCTCACCCACGAGGAAGCTGTGAATAAGTTGGAGGAGATGAAAAAATGACAATCGGAAAAAGAATTAGAGAGGTGCGTTTGCAAAATGATATGTCTCTCAGAGATTTTGCAGAACTTATCGAAGTTACTGATACCGCAGTCATGGAATGGGAGAAAGGAATCAGCAATATTCCGTTTGTGTGTGCGATAGAGATTGCTGACCGATTCGATGTGAAATTAAATTGGTTAGCCGGATTGGAGGATTAACATGAAACCAGAAGAAGCAATTAAAATCTTGCAGAAACGTATTAGCTTAACTAAAAGGGTCTGGTCGAATGTACCAGAAATTATTGAGTACCGTGAAGCATTAGAATTAGCAGTTAAAGCGTTAGAAAAGCAGACCCCAATGAAGCCAAATAACATGAAAACTATTTCCGATTTTTCTGGCAGATATTATATAACAAAAGGTAACTGTCCGGTTTGTAATATAGAAGAACTTTATATATCGGATTTTTATTGCAATAAGTGCGGACAGAAATTAGATTGGGAGGGGTGAAATAAATGAATCTTAGAAAAGCTACACTAACCGACTATGGAGTGCCGCCGGACGATATACCGGCGCTTCAAAGTCATTTCAGACACCTTGACGAGAATGACAAGTACAATCTTCTGCAAGTGTCAATCAAATATGCGCCAGGCATAGAAACGCAGATATACGACAGCATAGTGAACTGCATAGGATACCGGACAATGGAACGATTCCGGGATATTCCAGTATCCGAAAATGATTTCTACGGATACAAGCGCAGGATCATGGCAGAATATTATCACTTGGCAAAATTGACCGGAAGATTATAAAATTGATAAAAAACTAAAAGTGGTGTAGAGGTACATAACCCCTAGTGTGGTATTATAGTATATATAACTATAACTATGCTAGGGTGTTTTAATTCAGAAAGGATATGATTGGATGTTGATAGGATGGCAAACGAGGAAAATTTAAAACCATTTACAAGCAATCAAAGCCGTGAGGAAGCCGTGAGAAACGGACAAAAAGGCGGTATTGCATCTGGATATTCTAGGCGACAAAAAAAAGCCCTTTCTGATTATGTAAAAATTATAGCCGAAAGTCCTGCATCAAGTACTGCAAAAAAGAAACTTGCAAAAATGGGGATTGCTGACGAAGACGCAAATAACATGGCAGTCGTAGCAACTTCTCTGTATAAAAAAGCGGCAGATGGAAATATACAGGCTATCGAAAAATGGGAGCAGCTAACAGCAGCTTCAAAAGACGATGATGAAAAATATGAACTTCCTGCCAGAGTACTTGGCAAGGCATTCGTGGATATTAACCGACAGATTAAGCCTAATATTGAATATGTATTTGAGGGCGGTCGAGGTGGTCTGAAATCTTCATTTGTGGCCTTTAAGATTGTTGAACTTATCAAGAATAATCCTCAGATGCACGCCTGCATTACAAGACAGGTGGCCGGTACTCTGAAAGATTCTGTATACGCTAACATGAAATGGGCTATCAACGAACTTGGATTGACGGAAGAATTTGAATGCAAGGTGTCACCACTTGAAATCAAGTATATTAAGACTGGACAGACAATATACTTCCGCGGTCTGGACGATGAAACCAAACTGAAATCTATTAAGCCAGAGTTTGGATACATTGGAATCCTCTGGAAAGAGGAAAAAGATCAAATGAAGGGAGACGCTCAGGAGCGTTCTGTTAATCAGTCAGTGCTTCGTGGTGGCGATGAATCCTATGATTTTTCATCATATAACCCACCAAAATCAAAATCAAACTGGGTAAACAGGATCAAGCTCACGCCTAACCCGAAAAGAGTTATCCATCATTCGAGTTATCTGGAAGCTCCGGCGGAGTGGCTCGGACAGAAGTTTATTGACGATGCAGCGCATCTGAAAGAAATCAATCCAGAAGCCTATGAGCATGAATACCTGGGTGTTCCAAATGGTGACGGTGGAAACGTATTTGAATATCTGGAAATCAGAGATATTACAGATGAAGAGATCAGTCACATGGACAAAATATTTCAGGGGTGTGACTGGGGATTTTTTCCTGATCCGTATGCTTTTATTCGTTTGTATTACAATCATAACACTGAAAAGATATATCTCATTGATGAAATTTGCGAAAATAAATGGAGCAATAGGAAATCAGCAGACGAGATTCTAAAAAGAAAATATGATGATTATACTATTACTTGCGATTCTGCTGAACCTAAATCAATCAATGATTATAGAGATTTTGGACTCCCGGCAAGGGGCGCAATAAAAGGGCCTGGGAGTGTGGAATATTCTATGAAATGGCTTCAAGCAAGAACTATTGTTATTGACCCTAAGAGAACGCCTAATGCTTATAAAGAGTTTTCGGAATACGAATACGAAAGAGATAAAGACGGAAACGTTATAAGCGGATATCCTGATGAGAATAACCATTTAATCGATGCCTGTAGATATGCAACAGAGTCGCTATGGAGGAGAAGAGGAAACAATGCATAATGAGTAAAATAGGAATAGAACTACCGAAAGAGTATTCGGATAGATTTGACAAATTGCGTCAGAATCGAGTAGAAGTCAGCTTTTACAAATATGGCACAGCAGCAGACAACTTTGGAATGAAATTAGTAGATGCACTTGAATCACACGATATGTGCATTAAAAAATATAAAGAAACTGGAAACACAGAATATCTTTGCGATGCAGCAAATTATCTCATGTTTGAATTTATGTATCCACAGATTCCGAATGCATTTTTCAAAGCAACAGATAGCGGAGAGAGTGCCGGAGTTGCCGGGACGCCAATAAATCAGCTAAAAGAAAAATGGTGACTAAATGGGACTTATAACAACACTAAAAAGGTGGTTTAACATGATATTCAAAAAACAAGCCGAAGAGGATTTTAATATCCAGGCGGCAGAATTCCCAGAAATGGAATCACTGATTAACCGGTGCGCGAACATTTACAGGGGAGTGCCGGAATGGCTGGATGAAAAGAATAATATCAAGACGATTAATTTTGCGAAATCCGTCTGCTCAGAGACAGCTCGGCTTGCAACATTGGCGATCGGCATTCAGATAGATGGCTCTGCAAGGGCAGCATGGTTGCAGGAGCAGATTGACAAGGTATATTTTCAAATCCGGCACTGGGTAGAATATGGCTGTGCTTACGGAACAGTGTTCATTAAGCCAAACGGTGAGAGCCTTGACATATTCACTCCGGCAGATGTGATGATTGTGGATTACGACAATCAGGAGATCAAAGGGATTATATTCAAGGATTCTTATACTGTTGGACGAAAATACTACACAAGGCTCGAATATCATAGATTTGTTGAGACTACAATAGATGGTGTGACAACTTATCCGTATTATGTTTCTAACAGAGCCTATGTATCAAAATCTCCTCAAAGCATCGGAGACAAGATTGACCTTAAACAGACAAAGTGGGCTGACCTAATGGCAGACACTCCGCCGATTATTAAGGCGAACGGTGAGAAGCTGGACGGGCCTCTGTACGGAGTACTGCGGACACCGCAGGCAAATAACGTGGATATTAGTACGCCACTGGGACTTCCGATATTTGCCGAAGCCATTGAGGAGTTAAAAGACCTCGACATTGCATATAGCAGGAACGCAAAAGAAATTCTTGATTCTAAGCGAACTGTTCTGGCAGATGACAGATTGTTGATGCCGAGTGGCTCACCTGTCTCCGCTATGACACCACAGGCAATGGAACATAGATGCTTAGAAATGAGCTTACCAGATTATGTAAAGAATGTATTCGGACAGGACGAAAAAGAGTTTTATCAAGAAATCAATCCGGTCCTCAACACAGATACCCGTATAAGCGGCATAAACGCCCTCCTTGGACAGATTGGATATAAGGTCGGATTCTCTAATGGATATTTTGTATTTAATGAAAAAAGCGGAATACAAACAGCCACAGAGGTAGAAGCAGGACAACAGAGGTCTGTACAATTTATCAAGGACGTAAGAGACCAATTAGACAAAAGCATAAAACAAGTAGTATATGCGTTGAGCGTATATGCAGATTTATATGGATTGGCTCCAGTCGGTGCATATAAAGTTCAGTGCAACTTTGGCGAAATGGCATATTCTTATGAGAGAGACCGAGACAATTGGTGGAAGTATCGCTTACAGGGTGACTGTCCTCCTTGGATGTATTATGTCAAATTCGAAAATATGACAGAATCCGAAGCGAAAGCAATGGTCAAAGAAGCCCAGCCAGACGAACCAAAACTGTTTGGAGATGAATAGTTATGTTAAGCCCAGAATATTTACGGCAAATTACAGAGGGCAGTGAACAGATAGCAGAAGAACTGCATCAGTACATCATCTCTGAGATTGTATCTCGAATGATGACAAGAATTGGCAGAGGTGAGGACTATATTCTGACCAATGCCGATGCGTGGAGAATCAGAACACTACAGGAATCTGGTGAGCTGCTAGAGGACATTCTGGCAGAATTATCCAGATACACCAAACGTGAACAGCAGGAACTCCTTGAGGCGTTTGAGGATGCTGGAATTACTGCGATGAACTACGATGACAAGGTATACAAGGAGGCAGGACTTAGCCCTGCACCACTCGAACAGTCACCAGCTATGATAAGACTCATGGAGCGGAATATGCTTGCGACTATGGGCGAGTGGAAGAACTTTACACGAACAACTGCAAGTGCCGCTCAGAGGCTCTATATTGAGCAATGCGACCTTGCCTATAATCATGTAATGACTGGGGCAGTTGGATATACGCAAGCCATCAAAGAGGCAGTTAATAACGTTGTGAGTAATGGCGTTACTGTCATATATCCATCTGGCAGAAAAGACACGATCGAAACAGCAGTAGCACGTTCTGTCAGAACCGGAGTCGCACAGGCGTGTGCTGATATTCAGTTAGCAAGAATGAAAGAAATGGGATACGGTTTAGTATTGACATCGGCGCACATAGGAAGTCGCCCAAGTCATGAAGTATGGCAAGGGCAGGTATTTTCCATAGACTGGAAAAAATTAAAAGAAATCAAGCCGGAGTTCTTTCAGGAACGAGATACACCAGAATATCGTAGAATGCTGGAGCGAAAAGCAAGCCACTATCCAGATTTTATTGAAAACTGTCATTATGGCGAAGCTGATGGAATATGTGGAGTAAATTGCAGACATCATTTTTCAGTTTGGGCGGAAGGAATGCCGAATCCCTACGCAGAACTATCGGCACAGGATAAAGCCAACAAAGGCGAACAATACGAAAAAGAGCAAAAACAACGTACTTACGAACGCAGAATCCGCAAAACAAAAAGAGAGGTTCTTGGACTGCAAGCAGGAGTTGACAATGCACCGAACGAAAAGGCGAAATTCGCATTACAACAAGACCTCGACCGGAAGTCTTATCTTTTGCAGAAACAAAATGCTGCATACAAGGCTTACTGCAAGCAGAACGACCTGAGGGAACTGCAAGACCGGCTCATGATAGCGAAGTGGAACCGCCAGAATGCCGCAAAAGCCAGAGGAGCGGCGAAGAGATATAAAACAGCAAAGGGGATTGACTGATGGATAGATGGGAATATTACAATCCGAATCCTGCCGGTAATCGAGTCGGAGATTGCGTTGTCCGAGCAATATGCAAAGCAACTGGTCTTGACTGGGAAACGGTATTTGCCGGATTAATGATACAGGCGTGCGCTCTGTCAGATATGCCAAGCGCAAATTATGTCTGGGGAGCGTACCTCTATAAACGTGGGTACAGACGCAAACTGATTGAACAATCAGAACGATATATCTATACAGTCAATGATTTTTGCACAGACCATCCGACAGGCACGTACATTCTCTGCATAGATGGTCATGTGGTGACAGTACGGGATGGAAAATATTACGATACATGGGATTCCGGAAATGAAGTCCCGGTATATTACTGGGAAAAGGAGTAGCTAAATGAGCATATCAGAATTTGTACAGATTTTCCTTTCTATCTGCGGAGGGGTGTCTATTGTCGGAGGGGCGGCAGCCGTAATCTTTAAATGGATTACCCCGGCATTCCGACTTAATAAGCGAGTAGAGACGCTGGAAGAACATGATAGACGAGATTATGAAAGTCTTCGGAGAATCGCAGAACGAGATTCATTAATTCTGGAAGTGTTGTCGACCATGCTGGATAGTCAGATTAGTGGGAATAATGTAGAAGAATTAAAAAAAACAAAACAGAAGCTTACAAATTATCTTGCGCAGAATCAACGTTAGCATTAATAAGGGGTATGCTCATGAAATTATATGTGTTCACAAAGAAAGATATAGACAGGTTCTTGATAGAGTGTAATTTCACACCGGACGAAGAAAGATTGTTCCGGTTGAGGTGTAAGGAATATACACTCGAATACTGCGCTGAGCAGATGAACGTGAGTATATCCACGGCGAAACGATTAAGCCGGAGGGTGAACAATAAAATAATTAAAGTGTGCTGATACTTTTTGGATACTAATTAGAGCCAGAAACGACCTGTTTCCGGTTCTTTTTTTATGTAAAAATATAATCAGAAAGGCGGTGTATAAGATGGCATTATATAACAATCCTTATCAATATAGTTTTGGCGTTCCTGGGCAGATGAACCAGTTTCAGCAACAGCCTGTCCAGATGCCGGCTCAATCAGTACAGCAACCACAGCAAAATAATAGCGGTATCCTGTGGGTATCCGGCGAAGTCGGCGCAAAATCCTATCTGGTAGCACCTGGGACAAGTGTTTTGCTAATGGATTCAGAATCAGAGAAATTTTATATAAAATCCACAGATGTATCCGGTATGCCACAGCCACTGCGGACATTTGAATACCACGAGGTGGGCTCTCAGATGCCGCCTAAACAGCCTGTTCAGAACATGGACAGTAAATATGTTACTCGACAGGAATACGATGATTTGAAAGGCAAATACGAAGCTATTATAAACCGATTAAATTCATTTTCTGAACCTGTTAGGGCTAATACCGTACAGGAATCAGCAGTCAAGGGAGGAAACGCAGATGAGTAATCCATTATTTAACGCCCTCGGTGGCGGGATGCCGCAGGGAAATGGACCAATGCAGATGATACAGCAGTTCATGCAGTTCAAACAGAATTTTAAGGGAGATCCGAAAGCAGAAGTTGAGAAAATGTTACAGTCTGGGAAGATTTCTCAGCAGCAACTTAATCAGGTCCAACAGATGGCAGGGCAGTTTCAACACATGTTGAAAGGAATGAAATAGTACATTACAATCTGGCCAGATTGATGTAAATACAATAAAGGAGATTATATTATGGATGGAAATTATAGCTTAGCAGATATTGCCGCTGCTACTGGAAATGGTAGAAATAATGACGGCATGTTTGGTGGAGATGGTAGCTGGTGGATTATTGTTTTATTCATTTTTGCTTTCTTCGGATGGGGAAACAACGGCTGGGGAAATAATGGAAACGGCGGCGGATATGCAGCCACGGCAGCTACTCAGGCGGATATTCAGAGAGGATTCGACAATTCTGCAGTGATCAGCAAGCTTGACGGAATCAATAGCGGCCTGTGCGATGGCTTCTATGCCATGAATAATGGTATGCTTACCGGATTCAACGGAATCAACACAAACATCATGCAGACTGGTTTCGGCATTCAGCAGGCTATTAACGCTGACACTGTAGCAAATATGCAGAATACCAATGCACTCCAGGCACAGCTTGCGAACTGTTGCTGCGAAACCAGAGAAGCAATTCAGGGCGTAAACTACAATATGGCGCAGAACACCTGTGCATTACAGAACACCATGAACAGCAACACAAGAGATATCATTGACAGCCAGAACGCTGGGACAAGAGCCATTCTCGACTATCTTTGCAATGAAAAGATTTCTAACCTGCAGGCTGAAAATAACGACCTCAGACGTGCTGCTTCTCAGGACCGCCAGAGCGCACTTCTCACAACTGCAATGGCTTCACAGACACAGCAGCTCATTAATGCGATTAATCCGGCACCGATTCCGGCATATCAGGTTCCTAATCCGAACACATTTTACGGATGCGGATGCAACACTGGATGTAATTGCTGATAACTTCATATCGAGAGTATCTTTCGATTGATTCGGATGTCGGCTTATGCCGTATTACACAGAGGGCAGGCTGAGACCTGTCCTTTTGTGATATGAAAGGAGTATTTTTATGGCAGAATTTACAAATGTAGCTGCTCAGACTGTAGCAGCAAATGGAAACGTAGTATTTTCAAGCACAGCAGTTAAAGGTTCTAACTGTATTCAGCACAGAGAGGGAAGTGGAATTATTACGCTGAGAGGACTGACTAATCAGTGCAAAGCGAGATTCTTCGTGGATTTTTCTGGCAATATCGCAATTCCAACAGGCGGTACTGTCGGAGCTATTTCTCTGGCTATTGCAATCTCTGGTGAGCCGGTTCTTTCTTCACAGATGATTTCCACACCGGCAGCAGTAGACCAGTATAATAATGTGTCCTCTGGCATTTATATTGATGTACCTCGTGGATGTTGCGTTAACATCGCAGTAGAGAATACAAGCAATCAGGCTGTTTCTGTTGCAAATGCAAACATTGTTGTGACCAGAGAAGCGTAGGAGGTGTGATTATGAGAGATATTAAAGACTTATGCGCAAGAATCGAAGATGAACTTTCCAAAATCGCTGATAATGGACTGACCACCGGAAATCTGGAAATGACATACAAACTGATTGATATGTACAAAGATATCAAGAACACTCAGTACTGGGATAAGAAAGTAGAGTACTACAACACTGTCCTTGATGAAATGCGTGGCGGATACAATGACGATTACAGCGAGCAGGGAAGAAAGCGGGACAGCATGGGGAGATACAGCGCAAATGATGGCAGAATGATGCCGGATTACGACAGGGGCAATTCTTATGCCAGACGTGGTGAACATTATGTCAGAGGGCATTACAGTCGCTCTGATGGGCGAGATGCTTACGATGACTACATGACGCAGAAGCAAAGCTATCGTTCCGGCAAGTCTGAAGACTGCAAGAGGAAGATGCTTGCCGCTCTGGAAGAACATCTGGACGAACTTACAACAGAAATGAGCGATATGTCCAAGGACGCAGAGTGCCGGGAAGAACGTGATCTTGTCAAGAGATACGTGGAAAAACTTCGCGATATGCTCTAAAAACGCAAAAAGTGGTAGAGAGGTAGTTAAAAGAAATCTGTTATAATGTAATTGTGCAGCAGGAAGCACAAGTAAAACGGTTGTTTTGACATTTTCGTTTTAATCCTCCTTTCTTTAATTTTTGTAGCTGGTGCGCACGCTTTAACGGAAAGTTAAGCAGGTTCGAGTCCTGCCGTGCGTATTTGTCATCTGGCACGCAAGATGGCTCACCTCCTTGATTAAGGTTTTTGTTATTCATACTTTTCTTTTAAAAAAGAAATAAATATCCGAAACAACTCGTGGTAGGCATAACACGTTAAATACCTTGCTAACCCGGGAATCCGGGTTATGTGGAATGTAGCTCAGTAGGAAGAGCGGAAATGCTGAATTCTTGACGTCAGAGGTTCAAGTCCTCTCATTCCATTACCCTGCCAGTGGTCTAACTGGCTTAATCCATTTACCTGCGGCGGCAGGTCAATAAACACGACCAGGAGGATGTTATGCAGAAACTTATTGACACATTAAAATCATTTGGAATCGAAATCCCGGAAGATAAACAGGCAGATGTGAAGAAAGCACTCTCTGAGCATTACAAAAATGCTAAGGAAGTAGCAAAAACCCTGTCGAAAGTCGAGGGTGAACGTGATGACTGGAAAGAACGTGCTGAAGCAGCAGAAGAGACCCTGAAAGGTTTTGACGGTATCGACCCGGCAAATGTTAAAACCGAGTTAGAGACTTGGAAACAGAAAGCGGCAGATGCAGAGAAAGAATTCAACGCAAAAATCTATGACCGTGATTTCTCAGATGCACTTAAAACAGCACTCGATGATGTTAAATTTTCCAGTGAGGCTGCAAAGAAATCAGTCATGGCAGACATCAAAGAAGCTGGATTAAAACTGAAAGACGGTAAAATCCTTGGACTGAACGATCTGATCGAGCAGATGAAGCAGTCTGACGCATCCGCTTTTGTGGATGAATCTCAGCAGCAGGCTCAGCAGAATCAGGCGAGATTTACAACACATGTTGGACAGCAGCAGACACCGGGAAACATGACAAAGAAAGATATCGAAGCAATCAAAGACCCGTCCGAGAGACAGGCTGCAATTGCTCAGAATATCCAGTTATTCCAGTGATTTTTTTACACCGACTATACATCAGAGTATAGCCGCTAACCCAATACCTTAACAATTATGGGTAGAAAGGATTTTTTTATATGGCAGCAAAAGCTAATCTTATTATGACTAATGATATTCAGGTAAAGGCACGTGAGATTGACTTTGTTACCAGATTCGAAAGAAACTGGCAGCACTTACGTGATATTCTGGGCATCATGAGACCTATCAAAAAACAGCCGGGTGCTGTACTGAAATCTAAGTACGCAGAGGGTACTTTGCAGAGCGGAAATGTTGGTGAGGGCGAGGAAATCCCTTACAGCAAATTCACTGTAAAAGAAAAGAACTATGCGGAAATGACTATCGAGAAGTACGCAAAGGCTGTATCTATCGAAGCAATCAAGGATCACGGTTACGAGAACGCTGTTCAGATGACTGATGATGAATTTCTTTTCCAACTTCAGACTGACGTTACCGGCAGATTCTATGATTATCTGAAAACCGGTACGCTTACTTCCACAGAAACAACATTCCAGATGGCTCTGGCAATGGCTAAAGGTCGTGTTGAAAACAAATTCAAACAGATGCACAGAAATGTGACTGGTGTTGTTGGATTTGTGAACATTCTGGACGTATATGAATATCTCGGAGCGGCCGAGATTACTATTCAGAACCAGTTCGGATTCCAGTATATGAAGGACTTTATGGGATTCAATACAATCTTCCTGTTATCCGACAGCGAAATCCCGAGAGGACAGGTTATCGCTACTCCTGTTGAGAACATCGTACTTTACTATGTTGACCCGAACGAATCTGACTTCGCAAGAGCAGGTCTTGTATACACTGTGTCTGGCGAGACAAATCTGATCGGATTCCATACTCAGGGCAACTACCACACAGCAGTATCCGAAGCGTTTGCGGTCATGGGTCTTACTCTTTTCGCAGAGTACATTGACGCAATCGCAGTAATTACCATTGACGAGACACCTACACTCGGTACTCTGACAGTAAATTCTGTAGCAGGTTCAGCGACCGGAGATACAAAAATCACTGTAAATCCGGCTAAGGAAAATGCCGGCAATGTGTATAAATACAAAGTTGCAGCAGAAGCAGTAACTGTCGGATATGGACAGAATCTCAGAAACTGGACTACTTGGGACGGAAAAGCTGATATTAAGGCGGCAACCGGACAGAAGATCACAGTGGTTGAGTGCGACGGAACATACAAAGCACTGAACGCCGGAAGTGCAAGCGTAACAGCGAAATCATAAATGCAGGAGGTAACTGGCATGGCTTATGCAGATTATGAATTTTACACAACTTCATATTTCGGTTCAGTTGCGCCAGAAGCCGACTTCCCACGACTGGCGGAAAGAGCCAGTGATTTCGTGGACACAATGACATTTGACAGACTGGTGGATGGACTGCCAACAAACGAACGCTCTCAGAAGCGTATCAAAAAGGCGGTCTGTTCATTGGCTGAATTAATGTATCAGATTGAGCTTGCTGAGAAGAATGCTACCAATGCCGCTGTGAGCGGTACGTCAACTGCAATCGGGTCTGGTGGTAGCACGACAGGCATTGTAACATCTGTATCATCTGGCAGTGAATCCATTTCTTACGCCACGCCTCAGCAGATCGGAGCGAGTGCAAAGGAATGGAGTGCGGTGTATGCCGCCGCTGGGGACGTACAGAAAACGAACGACTTACTTCTTAAGACGGCTTTACCGCTTCTGATGGGAGTAAGGACGGATGATGGAATACCAGTTCTTTATGCGGGGATGTAAACGAAATGAATACAGTAATGTGCTTTTTAACTGGCGGACACAGATTTAAAAGTCCTGCTGAATCAAAATGTAATGACAAAGAAAAGACTTGTACCATTACGGAAACTTGCTGTAAATGTGGAAAACAGTTTTCATTTACAGGTACATACAAACAGTTTGGTATTCCAGATGTGAGGTGAAAAGAATGGATATTTCAACATTAGGCTCATGCGTAGCAATCGTTATGATTTGCTACATTGTAGGAATGGGCTGTAAAGCATCAAAAAGAATCTCCGATGAATGGATTCCGGTAATCATGGCGATTATTGGTGGTGTTCTCGGAGCAGTCGGGATGGGAGTTATCCCAGATTTCCCAGCAACAGATTATATCACAGCAGTTGCAGTCGGTATGTTTAATGGATTGTCAGCTACTGGTGTGAATCAGGTTATTAAGCAAAGTATTATGAAAGAGTGATTTTATGGGTGGACGTGGTGGAAGCAGTGGATTAAACAACGAGAAGCCAGTTTCTAAGTTAATGTCAAAAGTATATTTCAACTCTGCAAAGAAAAGTGACGCACTCAGAGGAAGCGGAACTGTTAAAAAAGACAGTAAACTTGAGAAGATCATTAATTCGGAAAACACTAGCTACTTTAAGTCAATTAAGACAAAAAGTGAAGCAGTAAAGACAATGAATTATATAAATGACAGATTGAGTGAGAGTAAAAGGAAAATCGCAAAACTTGAAAGTGCAGAGGCGTTATTTAAAAATCAAAGGCTTGCTATAGAACATCGAAAATTAGTTAATGCCAGCGTGGCCATGAGAGATGAAATGCACAAATTTTCAAAGGCTTCTGAAAAAGGCGATACAAGTGCTTTGCACGATACAAGCCGTACTACCACCACTTATGACAGAGCCAGAAAGCGCAGAATGAAAAACTTTGATTCGTGGTTCTTTGGAAGTGGAAAGAAGTAATCTATGGCAAACCGAGAGACGAGTATAGCTTACGAAAATCTAAACCGCCGTATCTTTCCCGGCGTTGGAGAATACGGCACACCGCAGATATACCCGGAAGTATTCGAAGGGAGCTGCGAATTTATTGGTTTCAATTACGCAAGAGGTAAATGTAGTAATCCGGAAGAGAAAGCTGTTCATTTCTTCTTAGATGATTACCAATTTGATGCGCTGTGGAGAAATCCAGACAGATACGTGGACAAGTTGAGCAAATTCCTGTACGTTCTGACACCGGATTTCAGCACCTACACCGATTTCCCTAAAGCTATCCAGATATACAACCATTACCGCAAACACTGGATAGGTGCATATCTCCAAGAGTACGGTTGCCGTGTGATTCCGACAATCTCATGGAGTACGCCAGATTCTTACGAATGGTGTTTTGACGGTGAACCAGAGGGCGGAACGGTTGCGGTAAGTTCGGTTGGATGCATGAACAGTTTAAGCAAAGAGCGCCTATTCTTATCTGGTTATAATGCTATGATTGAACGCTTGCATCCAGAAAGTATTATTTTCTACGGAAAAGTACCGGAAAAGTGCAAGGGTAATATTGTTAGAATTAAGGCATTTTCTGACAAATTTAACGAGGTGAAATGTAATGGGTGGTAGAGGAGGAGCAAGCGGTTTCGGAAGAGGAAACGTTGTCATACATAAGCAAGCCGAGCCAAACAAACAGGGATATTCCTATTATATGACTGGAACAAGAAATGTAATATCGAACTGGGATGATGATGGTAATTATCATGCCAAAGGAATTGCTAAGAAAGAGGATGTTAGACAACGCTTTGACAGCGTAGAAGAAGCCATTAAATACGCAAAGAAGAACAGATACAAATATTTAAAACTGTAAAAAGGAGGGCATCATGTACGAAAAAACAGTGACGATTTTTAATTATTACGAAAGCAAAACGACTGGAGATGCGTACTGGTATCCTCATGTTTTATCTGGCGTCGACCTCGTTACCGACAAAGGAGCAATCCTTAAAAAGTACGGGCCAGACGCAACAGACAACGCACAGTTACACATCCATTATACTGTCCAGAACGGCGATATAACCATTGCTGACAGGAATGGCAAGATTCTCCCATATGTACCGCCTAAAGAGTGGAAAAGACAGATTAACAACGCTCTGGAAGACACTATCACATTCTCAGATGAATCGTTCTTCTGGGAGGGTGAGTGGACTGGCGGAATAGTAACCGATGGCGATTACCGAAATGGATTCTATCAGTACATGAATCAAAATAAAGACAATGTATTCAAAATCACAAGCGTGGGTGGACCGTACAGCCTGATTCCACACTTTGAAATTCTTGGTAAATAGCATGAGCAGAACAAAGCATTTTAAAGGTTTTTCTATCGTTGATGGAGACATGAAAGTTAATCTGAATATGAGTCGTTTTTCAAGGCAGTACCAGGAAGCACAGTATCTCCTTGACGGAATGGTTATGGACAGCATGGTTCCATTCATGCCAATGATTACATCAAACTTTATTAACCGTACAAGAGCAGAAAGTACATCTTTACAAGGCAGTGGAAAAGTATGCGCGGCGGCGGCTCCTTACGGGCGTTTTCTGTACGAAGGAAAAGGAATGGTTGATGAAGCAACTGGAAGTCCCTACGCAAGACGTGGAGCAAAGAAAGTCCTCGTCAGCCAGTTCTCTGGACAGACAGCAGCTAAGGAAAACCTTGAGTATACTAAACAGGCGCACCCACGGGCACAAGCAAAGTGGTTCGATGCCGCTAAACGACAATATGGCAGTACGTGGATTCGAAAGGTAAAAGCACAGGCAGGAGGTGGCAGACATGGCAGATAAGCCTATCGGAAAAGATGCAACTGGATATGAGATTCTGACAGACGCTATGAAAGCACTTCTGAACCAGTATCCAGGGCTATACGAAAATGAAACAATCAAATTTGAGGAACTCGGCAAAGATTCCGGAATTGCGTTCTCAGCAGACAACGGGGCGTTGGTCTATTCAGAAAAAGAAGATGTTTGTGGAACAATGCATCAGGTATGCCAGTACCCATTCTATGTGGTTTACCGCACAGCATCTGACAAAGAAAGGCAGAAGTTATCTGTTCAGAAGTTTCTGGACAGTCTCGGTAAATGGATATGTCGAGAACCAGTTATTATAAATGACTCTGAGACACGCTTAAATGCTTTTCCAGAACTTTCACAGGGGCGAGTGATAAAACGTATCACCCGTGACAACTCCTATGGTTTAGAGCCACAGGAGAGTGGCGTGCAGGACTGGTTATTGCCATTATCGGTACGCTATGAAAATACTTATGAAGTAATATAACGTAACAACCGGCTATCAATTAGAGATAGTCACTAACCTACACAGCCTTTTAAAAATTATAGGCAGAAAGGACATTTCTATGGCAGTTACAGGCAAAATTGACCGTAAATATATGGCTCATTATATTGATGCAGGTTCCCTCTGTGGAGGGCTTACACCGAAATATGAGCGTCTTGGCAAGGACCTGGAAGAGTATAACGTAGAACTCAATCCAGACACTGAAACATCTAAGAACATTCTCGGAGAATCCACATTCAAACACAATGGCTACGAAGTTTCTTCTGATGCTGATCCGTTCTACGCAGACACTACTTCCGATCTGTTCACAGCATTACAGAAGATTGTAGATGGACGTCTCAAAGACGATAACCTCAAGACAAAAGCAGTTGAAGTTCATCTCTGGACAGAAGCCACAGCAGGCAAGTATGAAGCATACCAGCAGGACTGCTACGTTGTACCGACTTCCTACGGCGGCGATACATCCGGCTATCAGATTCCGTTCACAGTTAATTACGTTGGAGAGCGCGTCAAAGGTAAATTTGACATTACTTCCGGCTCATTCACAGCTGACAGCGAATAATTCTTAGGAGGGCGTAGAAAATGGCAAAGATAATTAATACAAACATTGATGATGGATTTCTTCTTTTTACATTCACAAACAAACAGGGAGAAGTGTTTTCTTCGTTTAAATTGAATCCTACTGACATTAACGTTGCGGCAAGAGCGGAAGAACTGGAAACTTTCTTTGAACAGGCTCAGGAATCTGTTAAAAAGGTTTCCTCTGGTAAAGAGATGGCGGAGATCAATAAACAGATTGAGGATAAAATCAATTATATGCTCGGATACGAAGCGTCTAAGGATTTGTTCAAAGAACCAATTACCGCAACAACTGTGTTTGGAAATGGTCAGGTGTTCGCCTATATCGTTCTGGACAAAATCAATGAAGCACTTACTCCGGAAATTGAAAAGAGAAAGGAAAAAATGCAGGAAGTGGTCAATAAGTACGTGGAGAAATATACAAAATGACCGCCTATGAGCTACCCACCTCACTGAGCATAAGTGGGGTGGATTTTTCTATCAGAACGGATTTTCGAAAAATAATAGGCATATTAATTGCTCTTGGAAATCCGAATTTTAGCAATGAAGCGAAAGCAATAATTGCTGTTCAGATAATGTACGAAAAATGGTGGGAGATACCAGAAGAAAATTTAAGCGAAGCTCTTCAAAAAGCTTATGAGTTCATCGACTGCGGGCAGTCTGATGATAATCCAAACCGCCCAAAGCCCCGTTTGATGGATTGGGAACAGGACGGAGATATGATCGTACCGGCAGTAAACAAGGTTGCTGGAAAAGAAATCAGAGCCATTCCGTATATGCACTGGTGGACATTCTTCGGATACTTCATGGAATCCGGTGAATGCTTGTTTAATACGGTCGTTGGAATCCGTTCAAAAAAAGCAAAGGGTGAAAAGCTCGATAAATGGGAAAAGAAATTCTATCAAGAAAATAAGAACATTATTGATATAAAAACACGTCTCAGCGATGAGGAGCAAGCTTACAAAGATAAGCTGAATGAGATGTTGAACCTCAAATAGTTAGGAGGTGGACACATGGCTGCTGATGGCTCAGTCATTATTGATACCAGAATGGACACGTCAGGTGTACAGAACGGAGTATCAGCTATAAAACAGTCATTTAACGGCCTTGGGAGTGCTGTAAAAAAAATCGGTCTGCTGATTGGCGGAATATTCGCTATTGGAAAGTTAGCGCAGTTCGGCAAGGAATGCCTGGAACTCGGCTCTGACCTCGCAGAAGTACAGAACGTGGTTGATGTTACATTTACTACCATGTCGGATAAGGTCAATGAATTTGCAAAGAACGCCATGACCTCAGCCGGATTATCTGAAACAATGGCAAAAAGGTATGTTGGAACATTTGGAGCAATGTCTAAGTCGTTCGGATTCTCAGAAGCACAGGCTTACGACATGTCAACGGCTCTAACACAGTTGACTGGCGATGTAGCATCATTCTATAACATCAGTCAGGACTTGGCTTATATTAAGCTGAAATCAGTCTTTACAGGTGAAACAGAAACACTCAAGGACCTCGGCGTGGTAATGACTCAGTCGGCACTAGACCAGTATGCACTTGCAAATGGCTACGGCAAAACCACATCCGCCATGACCGAACAGGAGAAAGTAGCTCTCCGTCTGGCTTTTGTGCAGAAACAGTTGTCAGCTGCATCTGGCGATTTCATCCGAACATCTGACTCATGGGCGAACCAGGTGCGAGTGATGCAGTTACAGCTACAATCTCTCAAGGCGACAGTTGGACAGGGATTGATTAATATTTTCACGCCTGTTCTGAAAGTAATTAATATCCTGCTTGGTAAATTGGCAACTCTAGCAAATGCTTTCAAAAGTTTTACGGAATTGATTACCGGAAAGAAGTCATCAGGTCAAACAGGTGCGAGTGGCGCAGGCCTTGCCGGAACGGATGCAATAGCCGACACAGCTGATCAATACGGAGAAGCTGCCGATAATGCTGAAAAGCTGGCAGGCGCAACAAATGACACAGCGGATGCAACTAAGAAAGCCACTAAGGCGGCAAAGGGATACCTTAGTCCTTTGGATGAAATAAATAATTATTCAACGGACAAAAGTACGGATTCATCGTCAAAAACGCCGAGCGCAACTGGTGGGCTTTTAGATCAAATGAAAGGCGCTGTTCAAAATGTTGATTATGGAAAGATAGCAGAGGGTGAGACGGTTCTTGATAAAATGTCAAAACCGTTAAAGAAGATAATTGACAGGTTCAAACAGCTGGCCAAGTTAATCGCAAAAGGATTCTGGGATGGATTAGGAGATTACGAGCCGATTTTTGACGGAATAAAAAAGGATCTTGATTCCATATGGAAATCTTTAAAGGATATCTTCACCGACCCAGAAGTTACCAAAGCAGCAAATAATTTTTTAGATTCATTTGCATATGCAATTGGACAAGTTGCTGGCTCATTTGCCAGAATCGGATTGACAATTGCGCAAAACATTATAGGCGGAATTGAAAAGTTTTTAAAGCAGAACACACAAAGAATAAAGAAATATCTGATAGATATGTTCAACATCGGCGCTGAAATTTCACAAATCGCAGGAAATCTTGCAGTTGCTTTCGCTGATGTTTTCTCAGTTTTCGGTGGAGAAACTGCGCAGCAGATTACAGCAAATTTAATAGGAATCTTTGCTGAAATCGGAATGGTTCTTACAGAAACGGCTGCAAAACTTGGCAGGGATATCCTAAACATGATTGCACAGCCTTTTATCGACAACAAGGACATTTTAAAGTCAGCAATCGAAGGTAGCCTCGGAGTAATAGAAACCGTAACAAGTGGAGTCTTAACAGTTGTCCAAAACCTTAGTGACGCAATATCAAGATTATACGATGAGCATGTAAAACCGTTCTTTGATTCTATAGCAGACGGACTATCAAGTATACTTGAAACTCTAATAACTGGATATAACACATACATTCTTCCGGTGCTACAAGGACTGGCAGAACAAATCAAAGGGCTGTTAGAGGGACCATTAGGGGACGCGATTTTAAAGATAGAAACATTCCTCGGAAAACTCATTGATTCTCTGAAACTTCTGTGGGAGTCGGTGTTAGTACCTTTGATTAACTGGATAATCGCGAATTTGCTTCCGGTCGTGGCAGAAATAATTAACGTTGTAGGCACCGTAGCAATAAAAGTTATAAAATCATTGATTAAAATAATTGGCGACGTAGCAGATACGCTGAGCGGAATTATTGATTTTCTTGTTGGCGTTTTCACTGGAGACTGGGAACTGGCTTGGCAGGGAATAAAAGAGATTGCGGATGGAGTATGGAGCCTTATTAAGGATATTATAACTGGCACATGGGACGTAATTAAAACTGCGACGAAAGGCGCACTTAAAATAATAAAGACTGTCATTAGCACTGCCTGGAACGCAATCAAGACAGCGACTTCAACAGTCTGGAATGCCATTAAAAAAACGCTTTCTAATTTATGGAACGCTCTTAAAGCCACCGCGAATACAGTATTTAACGCAATCAAAAATAAAGTTACAGGTGTGTGGGATAGTGTAAAAAGTAAAACGTCCCAAGTATGGGAAAGCGTTACTACTTTTGTGTCTACTAAAGTCGAAGCGATAAAAACCGCCATTACCGATAAATTTAACGCCGCCAGAGACGCGGTCAAATCAGCATTTGAAGGTATCGTGGATTTTATCAAAAGGCCAATTAATCAGGCAATCAGCATTGTTAATAATGCAGTTGGAATGATTAATAACGCAATTGGCGGAATCGAATCCGCGTTTTCTTTCGGACCGTGGGAAGTACCTACACCGTTCGGAACAAAGAGAATCGGGTTCCATGCAACATTTCCACGTGTCGGAACTATCCCGTATCTGGCCAGCGGTGCAGTTATTCCACCGCGAAGTGAATTTCTCGCAGTATTAGGAGACCAGAAGAAAGGGAATAACCTGGAAGCACCGGAAAGCTTACTGCGACAGATCGTCCGGGAAGAATCTGGAAAAGGCAATAATAGTGGAAATACTTATAACGTAACAGTAAATGCATCTGGCAGAAAGCTGCTAGACATTATCATTGATGAAGCGGAGCTTAGGAGACGCAGAAATGGCGGTCAGAATCCATTCTTGTTAGGAGGTGTATAAATGGCACAGGAACAGTTTAAGATTGACGGGGTCACTATAAAGGCCCCTGACACATACAAGCCAGTGTTCGCAACTACATCCACAGAAAGTTCCAAAAGGAGTCAGGATTTAGTTATGCACAACACGCCAATGGGAACCATTGCCGGATATGACATGGAATGGGGTGAGCTTAAATGGGGAGAGATTGCAACGATTCTCAACTCTATGATTAATAAAAGCCAGTTCACTTTTCATCATAAAGACCCTCGGACACCTGGCGAATGGATTGACAAAACGTTCTATGCATCTAATTTCAATATGGCAGCACAAACGCTCAAGGATAATGAGGAACGATGGACAGGATTAACTATTAATGTAAGGAGCATTCGACCGGTATGATTAATGTTACAAATCAGTTAAAGACGGAATCTCTCTTAAATAGCAACTATTATGTTACGGCGAATGCGGTGCTGCGTGATGGGACAATTTTAAGCCTGGGAAAAGAAGATTTCTACCTTGACGGAAACGGCATTGTAGATTCTTCTGATTCCGGGGACTTCCCGGTAGGTGTAGCCATTGAAAAGACAGCAACATTGGCACTGGTCAATGATGATGATAGGTTCTCTGACTACAACTTTGTCGGGGCACAGTTCACTCTATTTTTAAATTTGCAGCTGTCTGATAGATTGGAAACTATTCGCCGTGGCACATTCATTGTATCAAAAAAACCTGCCACGTCCGATGAGATTAATCTCACTTTGCTGGACTATATGAGTAAGGCAGAGACAGGATACAATACAAACCTTGTTTTCCCATGCTCTGTCAGAGAGGTTTTAGAAGATGCCTGTCAGCAGACCGGGATTGTGTTAGGTGACGCAACATTTAAAAACGCAGACTATCAGGTACAGAAGAAGCCCGAGAACACCACTTTCAGAGCAGTAATCGGTATGGTTGCAGCTTTGGCAGGTGGTAACGCTCGCATTGACGAGAATGATAATTTGCGAATTATCACTTTTGACGATAATACGGATACTATTACATTAGAAACAGTTTCATGGTACGACATTAATGGAAACACTATCCTTGACATCGATAGTAACGAGATTGAGACAATTCTCGAGCGAAAAGGATTTAAGCCAAATTTTATCAATAACCTTACCTATGATGTTGACGATGTAGTTGTTACTGGGGTCAAGTATACAGATAATGAGACGGAATACAAGTACGGTACAGACGGATATGTCATCACGATTGACAACAAGCTTCTGAGTGACAATGAACAGACGGGTGTTGACCTGATCGGAAAAGAACTTGTTGGTATGAGATTAAGACCATTCTCTTGTGACAGCATAGCAATAGGATACGCCACATTTGGAGATAGAATTACATTTTCCGACATTAAAGGCAATATTTACTATTCATATCTGACAGATGTAGACTTCGCATTCTCTGGCAGTACAAGCTTCTCTTGTAATGCAAAGAGCATGGAAGACATCAATGCTGACTATCCAGACAGCATGCAGGTCGAGGTCGACAACATAAAGAAAGATTCTGAGAAAAAGATTACTGCCTATGACGCAAAATTAAAGCAAATGAACGAACTGGCGGCCAACACCCTTGGATTCTACTATACGGAAGAAATTCAGGCAGACGGCTCGACGGTATCATATCGTCACGACAAGCCTACGCTTACTGATTCTAAAGTAATCTACAAGACGGGCGTTGATGGATTCTTCTTGTCAGTAGACGGAGGCCGGACTTGGAAAGCCGGATTTGACAGCAACGGTGATGCAGTGCTGAACATTCTGTATGCTATCGGCATTCAGTCTGACTGGATTAACACTAGGGGATTCACGGCAAAAGACAATGACGGAAACATTACGTTCCGCATTGATGCAGAGACAGGGGCTGTCAATCTTAATGCTACAGAACTCACGATCAAAGGAAAAACGCCTGAAAATGTCGCAAATGCCGAGGTTGAGAAATTTATTACAGAAGTGTATTCTCCACAGATTAAGGTTCTTCAGGAGCAGATTGACGGGCAGATAGAAGCATTCTTTGGAGACTATGTTCCTGATGGTAACAATGAACCGGCATCCACTTGGGCAGATGATACAACCAAAGAGAAACACTTAGGTGACCTGTTTTATATTGTAAACAACGAAGAATATGGCGGGCAGGCTTACAGGTATGCAAAGATTAATGGCGAATACAAGTGGGATTATGTAAAAGACACTGCGGTGGTCAAAGCTCTGGCTGATGCAGCACAGGCACAAAACACGGCAAATGCAAAGAAGAGAATTTTCGGAGCAGAGCCGGTGCCGCCTTACGATATTGACGATTTATGGGTTCAGGGAAAGACAGGGGACATTCTTAAGTGTCAAAAGGCAAAGGCAGAGGGCGCAAGCTATGACGCCGATGACTGGGTGAGAGCATCTAAGTATACAGATGATTCAGCAGTTACAGCCTTTATCAAGGGCGTTTTTGCCGATACGATTGAAAGCCTCCAAGAGCAACTTGATGGTAAGATTCAGACCTGGAGCCAGGATACAGACCCGGCGCTTGAATGGACAGAAACAGAAGAGATTCCGTGGACAGATGTTGATGGCAATTCCATTCTGGACGTAGGCGGAAATGAGATTTTAATTGTTTGGGAAAAAGGTAAATATATCCACAAAGGAGACCTTTGGCAGAATACTGCAAATAACACGCGTTGGCGTTGGGATGGAAATAAATGGGTAGAACAGGAAGTACCAGACTATCTGTTTGATAAGATTGATGGAAAAGCGGCAGTTTATTTTGAACAGCCTAAGCCACCATACAACATGGGAGATTTCTGGGTCACATCAAAAGCAGACGGCGAAGCTTCTATTAAAACAGCGGTTAGAAGTCGGTCGGATGGTGCATTTACCGATACTGACTGGATTGATTTCAAATATGTGGACAAAACCGATATTGATAATGCAGTCAAAGAGTATGACACAAGTCTTGGACAGGATGAAGTATTTAATAAGCTTACTAATGGCGGTGAAGAGCAAGGCATATATATCAAGGACAAGAAGCTGTATATTAATGCAAATTATATCCTTGCTGGTGTCCTTGCAGGAAAATTTATAAACGCTAAAGGTATTAAGGTTATTGACAGCGATAACCAAATCACGCTCCATATTGATGACAATGGAAAGGTACACATTGCCGCGACAGAGTTTTCGTTAAAAGGAAAAGCTGTATCCGAAATAGCAAAAGATACAGCGTCTAATACCGCGACTGAAATCGCGACAAAATACGCTACATTGAGCGTACTGCTATCAAATGAATTCCAAGGAATTCCAACAGATTCATCTGGCAAATATACTACATTTCCGACATGCAAAACTACGGTAACTGTACTGTATGGTGCTGAGAACGTGACCGCACAGTCAAATATTTCATTCTCTGCGGAAAACGGAATAAGTGGTTCTGCGTCAGGGGCAACGTACACGGTCTCTGGACTGTCCGTGGACAGTGGCACAATCACAGCAACTGCAACTTACAATGGGATGACCGCAAAGAAAGAATTTGTAGTTGTAAAGCAAAAGCAAGGTGATACCGGAAATGGAATCTCGAAGATTGTACAACATTATCTCGCTACGTCCAGTTCATCTGGCGTATCAACAAGTAGTTCTGGATGGACAGAAGCTGTGCAGACTCCAACACCGGACAAGCGGTACTTATGGAACTATGAGGAGACTTTCTTTACAAACGGGTCTAAGACAACAACACTTCCTCACGTGATTGGCGTATACGGAGAAAAAGGTAAAGACGGGCAGGATGGAAAAGATGCCAGTGAAATGACCCAGTTGGATATTTTTAATAAATTAACCAACAACGGGGAAACACAGGGGCTATATCTTTATAATAACAGGATATATCTGAATGCTTCGTACATTGACACTGGCGAGCTAGCGGGATGGGAAGTCGGATATAAAAAACTTTCGGCAAAAAATGGCACGTATGGAGAAGTAACGCTAGACGCTTCAGCTGGGGAAATCTATTCAAAGACGGATACAGGAGTATATGTGCCGGGGTACGGGACGTTATATGGAACACGAATTAGGGGAATTGATCTTTACACAGGAACCGTGCATGCGGGATCAATCTCGGTTAATGCCAGTGTCTCGGCGGCCAGTGTTTCGGCTGGTGTTATTAGCACAACAAAGACCATTGAAGCGGACGGAATTATTAAATCTAATAGTCATATCGAAGCAAGAAATAACGGCCATTTTTACAGCGAAGGTACTGGCACAGATTTAGCTGATGCATCTATTCGAGGAGATTTAATCGTAGCCGGAGTAAGTCGCCTAAATAAAAGCGTGCAAATGAAAAACATTGGTACTGGATCAGGTACTGATTTAGTATTAACCTCATTATCAATGACAGGCGGCGGTTTTGTATTTAAAAAGGCTTCTTCATCAAAACGATACAAAAAACATTTGTCTTTCATGGAAGAATCAGATGTAAAAAATCTTTATGATTTACGACCAGTATTCTTCGAATACAAAGAAGGCTATTTGATGGAAAACGACCCTGATAATAAGCGCAAGATACCCGGATTTTACGCAGAACTTGTGGAAAAGTATTTTCCTGATGCTGTCAAATACAATGAAAAAGGACAAGTTGAGGACTGGGATCCAAAAAAACTCCTTCCGGCAGTGTTCGAGTTGGTACGACTACAGAAACAGCAGCTAGATTCACAGCAGGAAACTATTAATAATCTTATTGGAAGAATTGAAAAATTAGAAAAGGAGATTTAAGGTATGCCAAAGTGGACAGATTATACTATAAAAACTACAGTAGCTGATAATGATGAAGTAATGGTACTTGATACGGCAGGAAAGGCAAATAAACGCCTTTCGCTGTCTACTCTTTCAGACTGGGTACTTGGAAAAATTGCCGACAAAGTATTCGAGAAGCTTCAGACGAACGACAAAACAATTCTGGGAGCGATTAATGAATTAAATAGTAACACTCTTCCAATATTTAAAGAATTTACAATTACACTTAATAGCAATATTTCAAATTTTGCAGATGGAAATGGATGTAATAATGGTGCGAATATGTGCGTTTATAGTAAGTTATTGCATATTATTAGCCTTAATTTAAATATATTGAACTCAACATCGGATTATATTTTTGAAATTAATAAAAAAGAACATTTTCCAAAAAATAACACAAGGTTAATATTTACATCTGAGTCTGGAGCGGTTAATGCTATGCCATTTATACAGTCGTCAAATGGAAAAGTAAAATGTGATGGTACTATTCCATCTGGTAAAGCTAAAATTACGGTTATATATATGACAAATCAATAAATTAAATTTTGCCTCTCTTCCCATTTAATTCATTAAAAAATGGAAAGCTTTCGTAAAACCTCTACCTATTTATAAGGAACAGTGCAAAGATTAATCAAGGGTCGGTCAGATACAATCATCACAAATATGTCATTTAGCATTATCCGGCAGGCAATCACCTGTCGGATTTTTAAATTGGTACAGAGATGCCTTAACGCTAAATGCTATAATCAGAATTAAGTAAGAATCTTTGTGAAAGGAGCGGACAATATGACAACTGAGCAAAAAAACGTCCTGAGAAAGATTATTTATGCAGTCGAAACCGGTGGACAGGTTTATGGACAGCAGGATTATTCGGACTTCACAGAAGCCTACACCAATTCTTCTGAAGAACACGCAATTACAATCGGGGCAGGACAGTGGTACGCAACCGAAGCACAAACACTTTTGAAACGGATTCATGATGCAGATACGGCACAATGGAACAGACTGGACAGTATCGGATTATGGGAGCAGGTGCAGGAGGCAGACTGGTCTTGCTTTAACATTTCCAGAAACAGCCAGTTTGCAAATTTAATCGTTCAGCTTATTTCGTCCAAAATCGGCGTTAAATGTCAAGATAACCTTATGGATGAACAATTAGTCACCTATGCAGATGAAGCCCTTAAACAGGGCGTTACGGACGCTAGAGCGCAAGCTATGTGTGTGAACTTTAGGCATCAAGGTGGACAGGGAGCAGTAACAAGGATTTTGGCAAAGACCCAGAAACCATATACACTCGATAATCTCTATGCAGCCTGCCAGACGGACACAGGGAACCAAGTCGGGGCATATAAGGACAGGCAGAGATTTGTTTATAACGCATTAAAAACATATTTTCCAGAAAGTGAGGACAAGAGCATGAACGCAATTGACAAATTAATCCAGATCGCAAAGAATGAAGTTGGTTATTTAGAGAAAGCAAGCAATAGTCAGCTTGATAGCAAGACAGCAAATGCCGGAGAAAATAATTATACAAAATACTGGCGAGATATTAAGCCGGATTATCAAGGACAGCCATGGTGCGCTGCATTCGTTTCATGGTGCATAATGAAAACATTCGGATTAGACACAGCAAAGAAACTTTTGAAACACTGGCCATACGTTTACTGCCCGACAATGGCAGATTTGTTTACTTTGAACAGTAATCCGAAAGTTGGGGATATTGTCATTTTCTACAGAAACGGAGTGTTCGCGCACACTGGAATCGTAATAAAGGTGTCAGGAGATCGGTTCTGGACAGTCGAAGGGAATACTTCTGGTGGCTCTACAATTATCGCAAATGGCGGTGGAGTATGCCAGAAAAGCTACTACAACAGCAACCTCCCGGGAACAAAATTCTGCACTCCAAATTACAGTTTAGTTAAAAATACAACGTCAGATTCAGACTCAGATACAGTCAAAAAGCAGAACACAAGAGCTTACATTGCACAGATTAAAAAAGACACAAAATGTTATACAAAATCAAGCAAAAAAAGCCCGTCAAAGCTGTTTCCGAAGTTGAAAAAAGGTGCAGTTGTAGAGGTAATGAAGTACACAGAAACCGACAGTTCGGGACTTAAATGGTACTTCATCCGCATCCCGCATCCGACAGAAGGATTTGTTTTTGAATTTATTCCAAAAGGTACATTCACCAGAATTACAGAAATTCATAAATAAAAACTCCCGGGGTGCTATCCCCGGGAATCATGTTTCTTATAACATATTGTATCATTTCGTTTTGTAAATCCTATTAGTTCGTTGGACACACGTTAGTCACAAATAAAAAAAATCATTTCCTAACTGAATATCCTCTAAAGTACTGTATTCAAATGACTTTCTGATATTTGCATAGTTCTAATTAATATCCTGATTGAATACAATTAGAATAATGAAAATGAAATGAGTGAATTCCTTGCAAAATCGCTGAGAATGTTGATTTTACAAGGGTTTCACGCGTTTTTATGTTCTGAATTGTGATGAATAAAATTGATAAAATAAGATTCCGTTAGTCACAGTTAGTCACAAATGGGACTTTTATCTTTTCAATCTCTGTTCGGAGCTCTTCTAGTGTCCTGTGTCCATATACCGCGTTTGTAACATCTCCACCAAAAGAGTGACCCAGCATTCGTTTCCGGTCGTTCTCCCGGACGCCGTATTTTTCACATAACATGGAAAAAGTATGGCGGCAGTCGTGTGGCGTGTGTTTCGGATCGCCAACAATTCCAAGACGTTCAAGCGTAGGATAGAACAGAGCGTTGCGGTGGTGCTGCTGAGTATATACACAGAGCTTCCCATCTTGAGTAAGAACCTTTTGCTTAGCAAATTCGTATACCGCCGAATGAATTGGTACTACGCGGTCCTTTCCTGCCTTAGTCTTGATCCCGCCCTGAAAATATCTCTCTTCCAAGTTAGTCGTCAACTTAAGTACTTCGCCGATTCTCCAGCCAGAATAACACATGATTAATATAAGCTGCACTTCCGGATCAGCAGAATTCTTCCAGAGAATTTTTAATTCATTGTCAGAAAATGGCGTTCCATGTTCAGTGTCGTCATCCGCGTTGACTTTTACATATAAAGCCTTGTTTTCCGTTACAATTTCTGAGTAGACTGCATATTTGTACATCTGCTTGAACAGCGTAAGAATTGCCATAAGGCTCTGACGCTTTAACGGGCAGTCATCAATTACCTTTTGCAGATCAGGCGCTTTTAAATCTTCGAATACACGATTATACAGAGCCGTGCAGTTCGAGTAAGCGGTCTGGTAAGCTATCTTTGAACTATAAGAAAGTTTTGAACCCTCTGGAAACTTCCATGCGTAAAACTTCTCATATACCTCTGAAAACGTCAATTTCTTGATTTCCGGGTGTTTATTCTCGACACCCTTGATTGTATTGTAGTCAGCAATCAAACGAGTAATAAGGGTATCTACGTCCGTTGTAGGTGATATCTCAAGGTCTCGTTCCATCCCTGGCTGATATGTTCCTGCCTTGTATGCGGTCAGTGCAGTAAATCCTTTAATCCAGTCGTCTACATAGCAGATTGCAGGCGGTCGGACGGGTTTTCCGGTCTTTTCATCCAGTACTGCCGGAGGATGGACCGCAAATGGATTCCTGCGGTTGCCGCCCAGGTACCGTATTGTTCCGAAACTGTTAGGGAGCTTCGGGTATTTCTTTCTTTTCTTCGCCATTTTTATTCCCTCTTTCTGTAGCTGTATTTAGGTATAAAAATAACAGCCGAACAAATTTTCTGACTTGCCCGACTGCTCCGAAGATGATACAATATGTTTTGCCAGAATATTACATTTCTTCGGAGATGTATAAATGCCACCTCGGTACGCCAATGCCGGGGTGGTTTTATTTATTCTATTTCTTCAATATCGACTGAATATCCAAGAACTTCTCCGACAGTTGTGCATTTTCCCTTTAGTGTGACTGTATCACCTTTTGCCATTGATGCGACTTTCGAACGCTGCTCATCATTTTTAATCTGGCACTGAACGCCGATTATCGCATATTCATCGTCAGGATAGAGGGAGATATATTTTCCAGATGAATCAATGTTCCCGAGTCTACCAGTGATTTCTAAGTATTGCCCTTTGTATTTATCAGATGCTCCAAGTGCGTTATCATCAAGCTGAGACATCATATCATTGACTGATACGGCTGTGTATTCAATTGGTGTAGGCGTATCAACTTCTTTTGTAGATTCCGTCTTTGCAGATGTGCTGGAAGAAGACGTGGTGTTTGAATCCGAATTTCCACCAACGGCACCGATAACGCCAATGGCAACAACTGCTAAAACTACCCATTTGAGTTTTCCACCTTTTTTCTTACTCATAGAATTGCTCCTCCTAATAGCTTTATTCGCCACGCTTCGCACTTTTCATGCGGATTATGTATTTTGTACCGCTGATTTTGCAATATTATGTAAAGTACGGTTATTCGTGGTATTTTTATTTTATCATTTTAAGAGCATATTGTAAAGATTTAGAATGAAATAGAGTGATTTAGATGAAAAAGAAATGTTTTTTTCTATAAAATAGTGAGAGTTCATGTATATCATTGGCAGTTGCCAAGAGTCGGAATAGGTGGTATAATAGCAAAAGAGAACGAATGTTCGGTTCTATTTCCCACAGCCGGGCATATACTGTAATGTAGGCGGTAGTTGCGACAGGGAGGGCTATTATGGATTATAAGAAAGAAATTATTGAAATGATACAAAAGATAGAAAACAGATGTTGGCTGAGGTCAATATACATTTTCATAAAAACATTAATCGGTTAAAAAGAAAAGCCAAGGGTTTGCGCATTGCCCTTGGCTATTTTCTCATTTCTTTTCGTAAATCGTGTCTAGGAGTTTTTCTAAGTTATCCCATCCAGAATCATCTAGCTTTGCTAGAGCATTGATGAGACGGTATTTAAAATCATCATCACTAGACTTTAGAACATTTCCGAACAACTTAGAAATTTCATCGTTTTTATTCTCTGGCTGAAACATTTCTCCAGTTCCATTTCTTAGCCATTCTTCGTTTACGTTAAATTCTCTGCAAACATCATCAATAGTCCGATCTGATGGAACTTTGCTTCCCATTTCAATTTGCGCTACAAAATTCCTACTTATCTTTAGTTTGTCTGCAAATTCTTGTTGAGTTACGTTTAATTCTTTTCGCAACTCTTTAAACCTGTCTTTCAATTTAATTCCTCCTTTCTGAGAATATAATATCATAAAATGTTTACGAAGTCAACAAAAAGGTATTGACAAATGTTGTCTGAGGGACTATACTGTGTTTACAAGGTAAACAAAGGAGGTGAAAACAGTGAAGCGCAAGAAAAAAGAAATCGACAAAACAATTTCTGACCTGTGGAATCGTATCTGGGATTTGCAAGACCAGACAAACAAAATCAAGAAAGCAGTTCTGACAGGTGAAAAAGGTGATTTAAAGATGCCAGAAAGAAGGATTGTTCCTCCAGATGAGCCTATTCCGTTTGGCGGGGCAGTAGATATGGACTGTATCTTTGAGAAAGAACCATGTGAACAGGTAGACGTTGAATTTACAGTGAAAGAAACTTTGCAGATGTATTCGCATTATGTAGATTCATTGTCTACCGATACACATGTATTGGGAGTTATTGCAATAGTTTCTCTAATAATTGCAATAGTGGCTCTGCTTGTATAGAAATTGAGAAAAGACTGGTAATCAGCGCAATGATTGACAGAATAGTTGTTATCCAAAATCTGGATATATCTTGAAAATATGCTTTCATGGCGACTTCACCCGCTTGTGTGATTTCATATGCGTGGTCTTGCGACCTTGAACGCATAAAGCACTTTTTACTGAAAAGGTATCTGCAAGCATCTGCTTCACGCTGATTACTAGGAGTAAATCCACAATTTCTTAAAGCTTTTTTCAATATTTTATATTGATATCTTGTTATCAAATGAACACCTCCTTTACAGGAGAGTATATCACAAGAAAAGAGGTGCGTATATGTCAGAAAAAGAAAAAAGAATCGTTGAAAAGCTGAAAGAAGCGATTCCTAATATGTCAGAATTTGACAAAGGATATATTCTCGGTAAGACGGAAAGCTTTTCCGAGAATAATCTGGAGAAAAAATCAGATAAGAAAGAAGTAGTTAATTCAAATTAGAAAGGAGAAACATGAACGAATTACAGATTTTTAATTCAGAAGAGTTCGGGGACATCCGAACAGCAGAAATTGACGGGAAACCGTACTTTGTTGGCACTGATGTTGCCAAAGCTCTTGGATATAACAATCCCAGAGATGCCGTATCAAGGCATTGCAAGGGAGTCGTGAAACGCGACACCCCTACATCTAGTGGCATTCAGTCAATGTCATACATAAATGAGGGAGATTTGTACCGATTGATTATGAAATCGAAACTTCCATCGGCAGAGAAATTTGAATCATGGGTTATGGATGAAGTTCTTCCGACGATCAGAAAGACAGGCTCATACCAGAAACCACTGACGACAGTTGAACAGATACAGGTTATTGCGACAGGATTCTTAGATCACGAAGAGCGGCTTAACAGACTTGAAAATACCATGACTATTGACTACGCACAGCAGGAATCTATTAGAGACTTAGTGTCAAGTGTCGTAATTGCTCACCTTGGTGGGAAAGAGTCAAATGCTTACAAGGAAATTGGCAAGAAAGTATTTGCTGAATGCAACAGGGATATAAAGACTTACTTCGCAGTAAACGCCCGTAACAACATCCCTAAGCTGAGATTTGAAGAATCTATGGAATATGTTAAGAACTGGCATCCATGTACAAATACAGTAATGTGCATCAGGGACTGCAATGCTCAAATGTGTATTGAGTAGAAAGGAGCGTAAATGGACGCATTACAATTTAATAAAGCCGTCAGCCAGCACTGCAAAGAATCTGGTGGAGACTGTTGCAAATGTGACCTACGGCTTTACTGTTACCTATCGCCAAGTGAGCGACCAGATGAGTTAGTGAGCCTGGTTATTGATTTTTTGCATAACCACATTGAAAACCATGGTCATTATACCCATCACAGTGCGGCTTCATTTCCGTGTATTGATGATATGGACATGAGCACCGCAGTAGGCGGCGACTGTTACCAGAAACCTCATACTCTTCATAAACAGTCACGTGTTTGTGAATCTTGTGGCAATGATACAGTCGTGTAATTGTTTCAACCATATAATTCCCCTTTCGTTATACTCGGCATGTCGGTGCCTGTAAATGCATTATAGGTAGAGGGGAAAGGAAATACAATAGGTTGAATAAAAATCGTATTAAGAGATAAAAGCAAAGTAAGGAGGTAAAAAATATGAAACGCCATCCGATTATGGAATATGTGATTCCAGCAATTGTAGCAAGTGTGACAACAGTTTTAATCCGTTTAGTGCTAGGGTGGTAAGAATTGAAGCAATAATGAAAGGAGTAAATATATAAGCGAAGTTGATGCTTACATCAAGGAAAATACAAGGAGGAAAACCAATCAATGAAAAAATTCGAACTGACAGCAGAGTCAAAAATCAACATCTTTGGAAAGAAGCTTTTCCGTATCAAGGCGCTTATATCATTTGGAGATGTAGAAGAGGGAGAAACTGGTGGGTGGATTGAGAAAGAGGAAAACCTTGAACAGTCCTCCGGCAATGCATGGGTCTACGGCAATGCAGAGGTCTACGGCAATGCATGGGTCTACGGCAATGCAGAGGTCTACGGCAATGCAAGGGTCTCCGGCGATGCAGAGGTCTCCGGCAATGCAAGGGTCTACGGCAATGCAGAGGTCTACGGCAATGCATGGGTCTACGGCAATGCAGAGGTCTACGGCAATGCAAGGGTCTAC